TGGTATGATGAATGATATGATAGATTTACAATGGCAGAAGTAGAATTACCAGGCGGAATAAAATTTAAAGGTGGCAAAATTTTTGTCATACTTACAGCTTTAACTACAGCTGGTGGTGCACTATGGGGCGGCTTTGAATTTTACAAAGATTATCTTACAATGAAAGAGCAGATACAAGAATACGTAGCACCTGATCTTTCTGGTTTTGATAAAGATATTGCTGTTATGAAAGAAGAGATGGACAGCAAGACTGATCTTATACAAACAGAAGTAGAAATGCTTATGTCTGAAATGGAAATGATGATGCAAGAAATTAGACTTGTGGCTGATGTAGCTAATGAATTAAAAAATGATTTACGACAAGATGTGAGAAGAGTAGAGAAAATTGTTAACGATGTTGAGCAGTTAGTTAAAGAAGATTCGAGAGAAACCAACCAGGAGTTAAGACAAACCACGAAGGACATTCAGGAAGACATGGAATTATTAAAGGGTAAGTTGGAACAAGCCATGACTGAGCTAGAAGAGAAAATAGATAAAAGAATAAAACTCGCATTAGAAAACCCTTTATCACAAATGTAAGTATGGCTAAACCACCTACTAACGAATACTTTACACCTATCAAAAAAAGGACTAGTATAGGGCGTTCTCCACGCAGTAGGCCAAAGAACAAAAACAAAAGACGTCAGTATGTTAAATACAGGGGGCAAGGATGACCAAATTATGTCCAAGAGGTAAAGCCGCAGCAAAGCGTAAATTTAAGGTTTATCCTAGTGCATATGCAAATGCTTATGCATCAAAAATATGCGCAGGTAAAATTAAAGATCCAAGCGGTAAAAAAAGAAAAGATTTTAGGGGACCAAAACCAAAAGCCATGGGCGGCGTTATTAACTTTAATGATGTTTCCCAACAAAGAAAAAAAGTTTCTGCAATGAATAAAGGTGGTATCGCAAGAGCTTGTGGTGCTGTCATGGAAGGCAAAAGAAAACAAACACAATATAGCTAATGGCCAGTGGTTTAAAAAAATGGTTCGCACAAAATTGGGTTGATATTGGCTCAAAGAAAAAGGGTGGTGGTTTTAAAAAATGTGGCCGCTCAAAACAAAAAGCTGACGCAAAAAGAAAATATCCAAAATGTGTTCCTGCAGCAAAAGCAGCAAGAATGTCAGAGGGTCAAAGAAAATCAGCAGTAAAAAGAAAAAGAAGTAAAGCTCAAGGTGTTGGAGGAAAACCAACAAACGTAAAAACTTTTGCTAAAGCGAGTGGAGGTTTAATTAGAAGATCTGGCGCAGCTACGAGAGGGTTTGATTTTAGAGGTGTCTTTTAGAGAAGAAGTAATCAAAGATGTAAGGAAATGGTCAGAGCTTTATCTCGAAGTTCCAAATAAACATCTAGGTGGATATCCAGCGTGCCCTTTTGCCAAAAAAACTTGGACAGATAATAAAGTAGTTGTTGAAGTTAAAAGAAAAAATAAATGGTATAAATCTGAGTTAAATGCACAATTAAAGCATCTTGATTTTAGCGTTCACGAATTATTGATATTTTGTGATCCTTACTTTAATTATAGCCTTGAGGACTTTCAAGTAGTGATTGATGAATATAATGATTGGTATAATAAAAAAGATATATTTTTTATGGGTTTTCATCCCCACAACCCAGCAAACGAGGAGGAACAAGAGTTTCTTGTCACTCCAAATGGGAGTACCCCTATTATAGAAAATAGTATAGACTACTCTATGATGTTAGCACAAAAGTTCTCGCAATTACAGGAAGCTTCTGATAAACTACACAAGGCTGGTTATTACGATAAGTGGCCAAAAGGATATTATCAAGACGTTGTAGTATCTAGAGCAAAAACCTATAAACGAATATTCGGAGGTCAACATGATGGGTAAAAAGAAACAAGCTATGATGAAACGTGGCGGAAAAGTTAAAGGAAAAAAGAAAGCAGTAAAAAAACGTGGCGGCGGAATGTTAGAAATGGCTATGGGTGGTAAAGTATCACCTCGTAAGAAAATGGCTATGGGCATGAAACGTGGCGGAAAAATGAAAAAGAAATAGATGCCAACATACGCATCTACAGCTGCTTTTGATTTGACAATAGATCAAATCTGTCAAGAAGCATTTGAACGTTGTGGTTTGCAAATACGTTCAGGTAATGATTTGCAAACTGCGAAACGTTCATTGAATCTTATGCTTGCTGAATGGGCAAACAGAGGAATAAATCTATGGACAGTAAAAAAACAAGAAAAAGCTTTATCAGCAAATACGACAAGTTTAACAGGAGCTAATTTGTTTGGCGCAGGAGCAGATGCACCTGAACAAATAGTAGATATTACAGATGTAATAATTAGAGATTCTAGCAATAATGATTATTCAACGACAGCAATAGCAAGATCACAATATTGGAACTATACAGTTAAAACGACCAGCGGAAGGCCAACTCAATACTATTTTGAACGTACGATAAACCCAACACTATATCTATATCCTGCAGCAAACGAAGCGTACACTCTAATATATTATGCTCTTGTTCGGATGGCTGATTCGGGGGATTACACGAATAACTCTGAGGTTCCTTTTCGATTTCTTCCATGTCTTGTAGCAGGTTTGGCATATTACATTTCTATGAAAAAAGCGCCAGAGAGAATGCAAGCATTAAAACTTTTGTATGAAGATGAATTTAAAAGAGCAGCAGATGAAGATGGTTCAAGAACAAGTGTGTATCTTACACCCTCAAGTTATTATCCAACTGGAGGTGGTTACTAATGCCAAAATATGCAACTGGTAGATATGCAAAAAGAATATCAGATAGATCTGGTATGGCTTTTCCTTACAATGAAATGGTAAAAGAATGGAACGGCTCTACAGTTCATTATACAGAATTTGAGGCTAAACATCCTCAACTTGATCCAAGATATCATCCAACTGACCCACAATCATTGCAAAATGCAAAACCTCAAATTGTTCCTGCTACTGTTTTTTTAGGTATAAATATGATAGCTAACAATATTTTTAATAGTGAGGGTATGCAACCTGTGACTAATAATAAAGAAATTAAAATGAATGCTTTAGTTGGTGCAGCAAAGGTGGTGATATCATGACTACTTTTGCAGAATTACAAACACAAATTAGGGATTATACAGAGACTACCTCAGATGTTCTTACCGATATTATAGTTAATGATTTTATAGAACACGCAGAAAATAGAGTTTTTAGAGAAACTGATCTTGATGTATTTAGGTCTTATCAGGTAGCATCTTTAACTGTCGGCAATCCTTTTGTTGCTGTGCCTGGAATAAATATTACCCAAGATGCTTTTGCCAGATCTATACAGATCTATACAGCTGGAGCAACTCCTACAAGAGAGTATTTAATACAAAAAGATGTTACATTTATGAATGAATATTGGCCAAATAGAGACATCACAGGAAAACCAAAATATTACGCAAATTGGGATCAAGATAGGTTATATCTTGCGCCTACTCCAAATTCAGCTTATAATATAGAATTAGCTTTGAATAAGCAACCTGCGGGTTTGTCCTCAACCACTACTACTACTTGGTTAGGCACAAATGCACCGAAAGTCTTACTTTATGCTTGTCTTGTAGAAGCATACAGATTTCTTAAAGGTCCCGATAATATGTTGCAATATTACGAACAAGGCTACCAACAAGCATTACAAGGCTTGCAACTTGAACAACAGGGTAGAAGAAGACGTGATGAACATTATGATGGTGTTCTTCGTTTTCCTCTCGACGCAAAACAACCATAGGAGAATATAAATGGCAATATCATCAGCTATATGCAACACTTTCAAAGGTGAATTGTTGGAAGGTAAGCATAATTTTGCATCAGGTGGAGGTCACACATTCAAGATTGCATTGTTCACATCATCTGCAAATCTTGGTGCATCTACTACCGCATACAGCACGTCAAACGAAATATCAAATACATCAGGATCTGCATACAGTGCAGGTGGTGCAACCTTAACTAGAAACGGAGTAACAAGCTCTTCTGGATCAGCTACAGCATTTGTAGATTTTCAAGATGCACAATTTACTTCTGCTAGTTTTACAGCTAACGGAGCGTTGATTTACAACACTACAACTGCTGGAGGATCAGGCACAACTAATGCTGTTTGTGTATTAGCGTTTGGTGGAGACTTTACTGCTTCAAACGGAACGTTTACTATACAGTTTCCAACTGCTGACACTTCAAACGCTATTATAAGAATAGCATAGGAGGCTCTTATGGCCTTTAAATTAAACGATCGTGTCAAGGAGACATCGACATTTACGGGTTCACCAGGAACTATTAATTTAGCTGGTGCTGTGGATGGCTTTGAAACTTTTGCTTCAGGTATAGGAGGTAATAATGAAACATACTTTTGTATATCTCACATAACTTTAACTGAGTTTGAGGTTGGTAGATGCACGTTAAATGCTAGTGGAAACGCCATAATCGCAAGAACAATATTTTCATCTTCTAATTCTGACAACCTTGTAAGTTTTTCTGCAGGAACCAAAGAAATCTTTTGCACATTGCCAGCACAAGAAGCTCTTTCTCCAGGCATGAGTCCAACAAAGTACGTCGTTACACATAATTCTATTATCCAAGATTCACAGACAATGGATTCTGGTGTTTTAGCTGGTCCTGTTACAGTGACAGGATCTTTAACAATTACAGGTAACTTGT